AACTACTGTCAGGAGTCATTGGGTCAATACTTCTTTCTGATTTAGTGTAGAATCCTTTAACATCTACAATTGAATTTTCTAATTTAATTAGTACATCGTGTTTTGGCATGGTTATTTGTTTTAATTGTTTAACGATACAAATGTACAAATTATTCCTTTACGTGCAAATTTATTTTTACTTTTATGGTTAATTTTAACATAACTTTCTGATAATCAAAAGGAAAATTTTTAAAAAAAAAACCTACATTGTTAAAATGTAGGCTTATTTGTTATTCTGTTGCTTCGGGTGGGGCTTTTTCGGTTGCATCTTTCCACCATTGAATAAAGATAGGATTAATATCATCGTAGGATTCTACTACTTTTACCCATTCGTTGGTATCTAACACTAATGTAGTACAGTCTGCATAGTTTTGATTTACCATGTAATTATCTTGTTTTATAGATAATATACTACTAACAAAAATAAGTCGCTTAAACTTAAAGATTGACCGCTTGTTTAGTAGTTGGTTTTTCTTTATCTGTATCTGAGTTACCTCTATCTGAATACCGTTTATTAGTTCCATGTTAGTAGATTTTATTCTTTACAATCCGTTTTATATTTCTGCAATTTTCGTGGAATTGAACAAATCTAACATTATCTAAAGTATATCCTAAAGATGAATCAATCCTATCAATAGATGGTGTAAGTCTTCTATTGTAGTTGCTTAATTCCCATTCAGCAAAAAGAGCTTTTAACTTATCGCTATTCTTAGCAATAAAATAAAAGTCCTCTCTACTCATTAGTTCTTTACCTAAATACAAATGGCTCTTTTTAGATTGCACTCCAGTTATTCGGCTTTGCATATTTCTATACATTCGCATAATAAAACCGTTAAATGTTTTTTCGTATTTTTTGCTTACAGAATTACCTTTTTTTAATCTGTATGCTTTTTGTTTTTCGTTCTTATTCATATTAAAATATGTGGGTAAAACGTGCTATTTGACCTTGTTTTGGGTGGTGTAAATACGCTTCAATTGCTTTAGGTACACCTTTATAACCATTTCTATCGTGCCATCCATCTGAGCCACTTGCAGAACGTGAACTTTCTATTGTTACACCTATTCTATCTTTTGCGTTCTTATGGTGTACATGGTGTGTATAGATATATCTATGTTTTGCTTTACTCCAATGCTTACACTCAATAGACATTAACTGTGGCAAATCTGAATCTTTAGCACCATCGCCATGCGTACTACCTATTAAATTATCGTGATAAACAAAGTACTTCCTATGCTTCATATCAATATCAAATGTAATATTTTTAGATACTCTAAACCAATTTTGTAGTGATTCTGCTAAGTACCAACCAGCCATAAAATCGTGGTTTGATGGGTTATGTATTACATGAACATTGGCAACCGATGTTAATTTTTCAATAATATCAACGTATAATCTACGTGCCAATAGAAAGTTATCATACCACATTCCATCAGTATCTTGAGGCGTTCCGCTTGTTGTAGTTCGCTTAGTATTATCAGTATGCAATATATCGTTACCAATAATTAAAACTATCTTATCTAAATTAAATCCTTGTGCCTTTTGAAGTAACCCATCAACTCCTTCATGTACTCGCTTTATTGCTATACTTGTATTGTACTTTTCGCCAGTTTCTAATTCGCTGCCTAATTTACCTATATGAATATCACAAGGGTCAATAACTAAACAATGTGCGTCTTTTAGTGGTTTTCTTTTGATTGTAGGATATTTCGGACTGTGTTTGTCCATATCCTTCATTAATTGATTTTTAAGGTCTAATAAGCTCTTTTGATTAGGCTTTGCAAATATTGAAAATACCTTAGACTTATACCAATAATGTTTGATTGTGCTTTTATCTATTCCAGCTTGCTCACATTCATCTTCTAAAAGAGATACTTGTATTCGATAATTTTTAATTAAATCTACTTCGTCCTCGTTTAGTCTTGGTCTATTCAAGCTATCAGGTTCGCCTAAGTTACGTTTATTAGCCATGTTTTAGTTTTTAGTTTAGGCAAATATATAACTATTTATTTCGATTTTGCAAAATAAAGTTATACATTGTATTCATTAGCATTGTTTCGTGCTGATTGCGAGGTGGTATAATGTTCTGTATTACTACGCCTTTCTTACGATAAACATACTCAACTATTGTTTTCAGTTTTAGTTCCACTAATCTTCACTAAAGAAATTAGTAAGGAATTTACCTATAACACCTAATATTAAAGCTGATAATGTAGCGTATTTATTCCACTCATCTGCAATTGCATAAGTAGTTATTGTTGTAGATACTGCTAATAAAGCATCCCCTATTTTTCGCCACTTCTTTGGAGTTGGACTTGAGTATAATTGACCTAAATTTTTCATGTTATAACCTTAATTTGTTTTTCTATTTTATGGATAAAACCTGCATTCTGTTTTTACCACTTCTATAACTAATATGAATCCAACTATAATCGTACTCATTAATTATCTGGTCGTACGTTAAATTCTTTTTAGCCCACTCGAATAACTTTTTATTATCTTCTTTGTTTCCAGTTGTTAAATCAATAGCCTCTCCAAATAAGTGCTGGCTTGTACTTGCTCCACCTACTGCTTTATTCACTTCTTTAGAGCGAAAAAAAGAGTTTACTTTTAAAGGTTTACCGTACCATTTACGCATTGGCTCAAAGCATAACAAAGCTACCAACTTCATTGCTTTTAGTTCGTTTTCACTTGGTCCGTTTGGTAATTTCTTACTTGTATAGGTAGCCTCTGCAAATGTGATATGTTCGCTAATATTATCCATTATTCCTCTAATTTTTCTACTCGTTTTTTCAAGTCCTTATGCTCTTCTTTTAGGTTGCTATGGTCATTAGCTAATACCTTAATCTCAACTTGTATCTGTTGTACTGACTCAGCTATTCGCATTAACTGTTTAACCATTAAAGACCCTACAAAGGCAACTATTGAAAGTAGGATTGATATTAGTAATGTACTGCTCATAAATTAATTCAAATAAAAGTCAATTTTAGGATAAAAGTAATTATCTGCTACATAGTTATAACCAGTAATAGTCATGTGTACTTTATCCGCACCATAATAAGTTGTATTTCTTTCTCCTACTCCATTAACTCCATAACTATCAACTCCTACGATACTATCGCCACCAACGTCTATTAAATCAGTTGCAAATGACGTATAATTGTTTCTTATTCGTGTGTTAAGTTCTTGTCTTAATGCTGGTGTCATATAATCACGAGGCAAACAAGTCCCAACTAAAATAATTAAATCGTTACCATGTATAGCTTTTGCCTGATTGCAATAATCAACTAAATGGTTATACGCACTGTCTACATTTTGACCGCCTAAATAGAAATCATTTGTTAATTCCCAAACTACTAAAATCTTCTTAGTATAAATATCTGACTTAACCTTACCCAATGTATTCGGGAAAGCATAGTACATTTCATTAGTTCTTATTCCTACTTTAGCCTGACAAACCTCGTTTACAAAGTTTGAAGTTCCGTAATTTCTTAATGTTCTATCAGTCCAATGTGCTGCCTTAGTTAAACTATTACCATCAATCATTAATAATTTACTTGGTACACTACCAGCGTAACGCCCCCAAATATTCAAACCATTAATAACCTCTAACTGGTTACATTTAGCACCAAAGAAAGCACCTGAAATAATCTTGTTTGAATAGGCACTAAATACACCGTTTACATTACGACAAAACAAATATACGTTTTGATTAGGAATACTTGTACTTACTTTTGCTTTTGGTAGCTTTGTAATACTTACGCCATTCTTTAAACTTTCGTATTCGTTTGCGTTTGCACGAGTTGAAATGTGCCATCCATACGCTTGTAAAATTGGGGTGTATAAGGCATCACTCGCATTATTTGTAGAAGTTAAAATACTTTTAGGAGTGTTGTTATTCTGTAAGAAAGCATTTAATCCGTTATTAGTTGCGCTTTCTGAACTCATATCTACCCTTGCCGTTGTTTCATTTGAGTTAATATAAATCCCCTTCATACAGTTGTTTAGCGTGTATAAAGTACTATTGTAAGGATTGTAATTAGTATTAATTTTAAATGTTGTACCGTTGCCATCAAACCCTTTGTATGGAATAAAACTACCAGCATAATCGCCTGAAATAGTTGCTATATGTTGTGGGTTTTTCCAATTAACTAAAGCTGCTGTTTTGTTGTGAACATCAAACTTAAAAACGCAGTCCAACGAATCCCAAACACCTTTTGCAATTAGATAATCAATTGCTTCGGAATATTTGTCTTTATCTTGTGCTGACGCTCCACAACCTAACGAATCCCATTTATCAAATAATGCTTGTGCTGGACTTGAATAAGTACGGAAAGATTGCGTTAATACTATTGATTGCTCCGCACCTTGTGGCTCAATCTGCTCTTTTTGACATCCTAAAAAGGCTAAAACGATTAGTGATAATATTAGTTTTTTCATTCAGCAAATATAATTAAAATCCGTAAATAATCAAATCTACATAATGAATAACGTTTACTGGATTTGTCGCAAATGCTGGCATATCTATTTGGCATTCTATTAAATCCCCTTTTGTAACCGCAAATGGAGTTCCCAAATCCCACTGTAAAGATAAACCAGTAGCCGTATAAACCAGTCCAGTTGATACCGTTGTACTTGTTCCTTGTGTTACGTTGTTAATTTTAAATGTTGCTGTTTCTGACGTTCCTAATGAAGTGGCAATAGTAATCTGCATAGTAACTGAATAAATATGTCCAGTTATTCCTGCTGGCTTACGCCTTAATGCAGTGCTTGATGTTTGTGCTGTTGCTTGGTTAGCGGCAAAAAAGTAAGAAGTAGAATCGGCTGGATTTAAAGCGGAATGATTCATATTTAATGTGTGGCACTTTGATAGCTTTAAAGCTAAAGCATCATAAACGGCATCCTCACTTGGTGCTTTATCCGTTACTCCATTTGTTATTGACTGACTTACCTGACTTGTTATATTTATGTCCATAATATATTTACTATTTCTGCATCTAAATCACTTGAACTTGTTGAACTTTGTAATATTCCATCTAAGTACACATTTATTGTCCCTCCTGCACCACCTCCACCAGTTTGTGTATAACTACCGCCTGCATTTACCGTTGCTAATACATTGCCATTACTATCGTATATCGTTACTACTGGACAAGCTGAATTACTACTTGTATTTCCAGTATAAGGCATTGAGCATCTATCAAAAGCAAAAGGAATATCTAATGATACATCCATTACCAAACCACTCACACTATCCGCAAACCTCTCAGTAAACGGTTCTATTACTACATTATCAGCAGTAAACTTCCATACATAGCTTGGGTGTTGTAATTGTGCTACAACGTCCTTTACTATCTCTAATTGGTCGCTTAAAACATCATTTTCGTTTATCTCTCCATTACCAACTAAGTCCATAAAAATAAACTTAAAGTTTAATGTTTCTACTTTATTAGCTATAACACTATTCTCAGGTTGCACCCACATTAACGGATAATCAATAGTTCCGCTTGTGTTTATCTCCCAAATATCCCCAAATCCAAACGTATGTATCTGTTTATGATTTGTTGCTATTGCTTCTAATTGCTCCCTTACTTGGTTGAATGTTGTTGCCATTATCTTGTTTTAAAAAGTACTCTTTTACTTTTTCAATTGTCTTTTTGCTTATTGCTCCTTTAGGTTTTGCCATTAGCATCTTGGTTCTTTAAAACTATCAATACCTTTATATCCACAATCGTTATCGTCTAAATACCATCCACCAGTATAGTTACTTTGTGCTGGCGCTACTGCATCTATTCCAGTTCCAAAGTTGTTATACAATGGATAAGTAGTGTTGTTCTGTAATAAATATTTAGTGATACGTTCAGAGTAAAATTCTGCTCTACTTCTGAATAAGTCTAATAACATTTTTAACTCTCCACTATCAATACTATCTGTATTTTCGGACGTTCTTTTTACAATACCTTTATTCATAATCTTGTATTGAAATAGCATCCCGCCATCGTGTAATACCCAGTATTTCAAAGCTGGTTTAATGTAATCGTTTACCAATGTTAATTGGCTTGCATTCCAAGTTGTTGGTGAAGTATCTTTTAAACTATTATAAAGTGCTGTTCCTAAGATATTCAAAATCCTAAAATCTTGAGTATCTGCAATAGTTGATTTTAATAGTTTTTCGTCTACATTTTCATCAATGTATGAACTATCTTTTATGTACTGTGAGCCTATAAATAATGTTGCCATTCTATTTCTTTTTAACTACTACTTGAAACCAATCGTGTCTACAATACGGAAGATTTGCACCATCCTTATTCCACCATCCACCCCTGCTATCCCATACGTCTAAGCCTTGTTCGTTATTCATCATATCTATTTCGGCTCTACTGTATAGCTTATTCTTATTTAATAAATTAACGCAAAAATCTCTACTATTTGTTTTGTCTGGTGTTACATTAGGTCGCCAATCGTATTTATATTTAACCTCAATGTTTAATGTTTTAGCCCCATCTTCTTCTACTATATCCGTTGCTCCCTTTGTTGGCTTTCCTGACTTTATTAATCCGTTATCTACTAAATCCTTTATAATTGAATTAACTTCTTTTACAGTCAATTTTACAATCTTTGCAATACCTTCACTCGGCATTAAAGGGTCTTTATCTAACAAGTCTATAATTGCACGTTCGTTGCTTGATAACTCACTTGCAAACTGCATTTTAGTAAACTCGTTTATGCAATCTTCATCTGACTGTTTACAGAATTGGCGAGCAAATAAAACCTCATATTCGTCTGCATTTACTCCGATATTATCAAATAACTTTAAATCAATCTTTTTTTTTTCAACACTTAATTGTAGTGCTATTTTCTTTTTAGGTAATCCTAAAATCTCTCTTAATTCATCAGTCGTTAAATCGTCATACGCTCTCTGAATTACTGCATCAGGTAACAAAGACTTAACAGCGTGAATCTTTTTAAAGTAGAATTTATTAACGATATTAAACAACTCAGCAAAGTTATTTATTACCTCTTCTAACATCGTTTGTCTTACGTTAATATAAGTGTTTTGGAATAACTCAAAAGCGTCCACCATCTCAGTTCTACCGCCTAATTGACCCTCTGACTTAACCCCAAATAACATTGGGCTTGTTACCTTATGACCAGTGAAAATATCTTGCTCTACTCGTTTGCTAATCTCGATAAATTGTTTATCTAAATCGCTCGGAGTAAATGAGGTAATAGTTGGGGCGTTATCTTGACTTGCATTAAAAGTAATTACTAAACTACCTGCTTTATCAGTGCCAGTATGTTTTTGCTTAATCTTACTTTCAATCTCTTCTCTACCTTCTTTGCCAGGGTCGCCATTGTTAAAGTTAATAATAGTACCTACACTAAATCCAGTCTTAACATTGTTTAAGTGATAGTTAGCTATTTCTATATCCGTTTCTATACTTGCCGTTGCTCCAATATACTCAGGAATAGCGTATACGTTTTTTTCTTTACCTTTCTTAGGCGACTTTACTTTAAATACATAAAGTTGTACCAAATCTTTTTTGTTTACGTCAAAAGGTTTGAAAACTTTAAAACCAGTTTTCTCTTCATCTTGTCGGGTGTTCTTACTCCAATCGTTCGAGTAGTAATACTCCGTTTCATCCCCATTAGTTCTAATTCTCGATACTGGAATATAGTTTAACTCTGCTGGACGTGTCCCCTTTTTATTCCAAATTACCTCAATACATACCGTATTAAATAATTCAAAATCAGTTATCATTTCTCTGCTAAAACTCTTAACCATTTCAGCAAACTTATTTGCAATTGCTTGTTGTTCTACCGTTGCCGTTTTATCGTCAATAGTTAAACCGCCACCATAAATGTAGTTAGTCTTAGCATTTATAATAGCATTATGCTTTGCACTTCTTAAATATAAATCTATTAAGTAGTCAGGGTATAAGTTATCCTTACCGAATAAAATCCAATCCTTACCTCGTTCTTCTTTGAACTCTGGTACTTTGTGATTTTCAAACTTAATAAATAAAGGTTGCGTGTTACTCATTTACATCAAATGTTATATTATCCCCATCGTAAAAATCCCAATCTACTGTGCTATTCCCTTTTACTCTTACCTTGCCAATTTCCAACGGTGTTGTGCTATCTGCTAAACTTGGATTAAGATTACTTGAACTTGTTTGCTCAAATACTCTATACGTCCATAATCCCATTGGCTCAAGTGTTATTGTTCCACTTGTTAAGATATTAGTTCCGCTTGTTTCTGTTACCGTAAACTGATTATATCTTTCTTGGTAAGCACTTGTATCACTTGCAATAAAACAAACACTCTCGTTGCTTATATCGCTTTTAAATTCAAATAAATAATTAGGACTTGATAGCGTAATATTCTCAGTCAATGTAAGCTGAAAAGTATTATTGCTATTTTTGTTTATAATTATCATATACTATTATATATAATTATTTGGATTTTGTGCAATAAAAAAGGGAAACATTTTACTGCTTCCCTCTCCCTAAAAACCAAAACTATGAAAATTAAACTAAAAGAGTTGATAGAATTACTTGTGATAAAGTGTTTACTGGGTTTGGCTCTTTTGCTGTGAAGTTCAAAGAGTAACCATTCATATCCCCAAAAGCCTTACCACTTGTAGCATTGTTTTCGCCAATCTTATCCGCTCCGTTTACTTGTCCCATCAAATAAATTAACCCGTTGTTATCTTTTACAATAACCATTAATCTATTCTTTGCTAAAATATTTAAAGCATTACGATTTGCAGCACTCATCTTTTTAATAGTAAAGTTCAAATTACTTTCGTAAAATAAAGTACCATTCTCTACCGAACTATTTTCAGTTTCCGTAAATGATGCGTTTTCTTTTTCTAATTGGAAAGTAAAGAATTTCTTACCAGCACTACATGACATTGCAGTAATTGTACCACTTGTAGCTGTAATGTTCGCTTGTGGAACATTAGCCCATTCAGTAATATAAACCTCCGCAATACCACCGATAGAATCTCGGCAATCAATCTCTCTCCCATTAATAATAGTACAAGCCATGTTGTATAAAAGTTTTAAAAAGGGGTTACCGAAATAACCCCCTTATGTTAATTAAGAATTTTTGTAAGTGATAACCTCAGTAGTTTTCTTTACTGCTGTTCCAGCTTTCCACTCTGCTGATAACTTGATAACTCTGTCATCTTTAGAATACCACATTTCGTAGTTTTCATAATCAGATTGTAAGTCAGTACCAAATACTAAGTTATCCCAATAAGTCAATACCATACGGTCTTTCTTAGTTGCTTGAGTACCTGCAATGTTTGACAAACCATCTACTCCGATAACTTTCAATCCGTATGTAGGGAATGTTAATTCCCAAGATTGTAACGATTGGTTTACTTCGATATGGAAGTAGTTTAAGTTACGCAATGCTAATACTAACAATTGGAAAGTATCTTTACCCATAACCAATACTAAGTCAGGACGGCTCATAATAGCTGGCAAGTTAGTACCTAACAATGTGTACATATTATCAACGATACTGATAATATTACCAGTTGTAACGTCTGCCGTTGCAGTTGCAATTACTGGAGAACCTGCATCAATTTTCTTCAACCAACCATCAAAAATTTTCAAGTTAGGTAAGTTAGTTAAAGCAGTATCACCTTGCCATAATGCCTGTTCCATTTGTGCTTTAATCAACAAGTTTACTTGGTCAGTAATGTATTTGCCAACTGGTAACTCTTCTTGTTGCGCTCCTGGACGTAAAAACTTTTGAGTGTATTTGCTCTCAAGTGTTTTAGGGCAAAATTGATTTTGTACTTTTACATCGGTTACAGAGATTGTAGACTGAGTAAATGTAACATCTCCTGAACTGTTAAATGCACAAGTAGTTCCAGTTTGAAACGGTGCTGTAACAGCTAAAAAATTAAATGCTTGACTCGACTTAATCCCTTGAATAATATCAATAGGGTAAGTCAATGTTGGTGCTCCTGCTACCGCTTCAAGGATAAGGTCGCCCTTGTTTTGTTCAATGTAGTCCGTTAACGAACTGTTAGTAAATCCTGCCATGTTTTAAATGTGTTTTTTAATTATTTTTTAATGCGTTTCTAAATTCTAATTGTGCGTCTTTTAAAGACATTTTCTTTTTAAATTTGTTTACTTCTTTGTCTGTTGCCTCTGCTGCTGGCTGGTCGCCAATTTCAGATACTAACTTAATAACCTCAGTTTTAAACTCTGCTGCTTTTGCAAACTCAGCTTTATACTCAGCGTTTTCTTTTTCAAGTGCTGCAAACTTTTCGTTATAAGGTGCAAGCATAGAAGAAAAATCAACTGTAATAGGCTCGTAACCTTCAATCTCTAAAGAGAAAACGTGTTCTTCAACTTGTGATTTGATTACTCTTTTTGGTGCTGATGCTGATTCAACTGGTGTCGCTGCTGGTGTTTCTGTTGGTGTTCCTTCCGCTACTGGTGCTTCTACTTCGGCTTCTTTAACCTCTGCAATTAAACCACCAATAACAACGATAGTAGTTCCATCTTCGGTTACGTGTTCCCCATCTGGTGCTGGTATTCTACCCTCAGGTGTAACCACAAATAATGGCATACCTTGTGCTGGCATATCACCATCATAAGAAATAATAGTAGTACCATCGTTAAGTTTAACGTCTTTAAACTTTTGCTCAGTACCGCTAAATTTCTCTACGATACCTTTTAATTTATCAAGTGCTTCGTTAATGTTCATTTTTATAAGTTATTTATAATTATATATACTTTTAATAGTAGTGTGCAACTTATTCAGTTATAGAGGCGATAATATCTACTATCTGTTTCATAATATCTTTTTCCTTTGCATCTCCTTCGGGTACTAAATCAAACACTCCCTCTACACTAAATCCTTTAAATTCGCCAGTCTTAATAAAGTTATTCCATACGTCCTCGTTATCTACTTTGTAACTTCCAAACCAACTACCCTCAGGTGCATCTTCAAATCCTACTGGTGGTCTTATACCTCTTTGATAATCAACAATAAATGATTCGTACATATAAACTCCATCAACGGTTTGTTTAGCATCGTGCATCTTGTTTACGTTATCGGTAAAACCGTTTTTCATGAACCTTTGTACTATCTTTTCAATTTGGAATTTATCAAACACAACGTAAAACTCTCCCATCTTTTCGCTTCTACGATATATTGGTAAGTCTGCTAACATCAAAGCACCAGTAATAATCTTGCGCTCCTTATCCATTGCGAACTTCATTTGTCCGTTAAATGCTAGCCAATTAGTTTGAATTGCTGGTTCGTCAACAAGAGCAACGTAGTTAACCCCCATTTTATCGTCTTCATCTTTTATAGTTAGCCTATAAATTGGTAATACCTTTTCCATACTATTATATATTTATTTAGTTATAGTGTGCTATTTAATTTGTGACTTCTCCTCAATACTGTTTACTCTTTTTTGTGTACTGCTTATATCAGTTTCCGTTACATAAGCCTTAACCATTGGTTGTGCGTTTGTTCCTTGTTTCTTTATTGTACCATCTGAATTAAGTAATGTGCTGCCTGTACTCGGAGGTGCTATATTTACTCCACCACCAGCACTTGAAATATTAGCAGCCGTTACACCACCGCCTCCACCACTATTAAATTGTTGTGAGGCAATCTTAGCAGTATTAGCAGTTCCAGCAATACCAACAGCAACAGCATTAGCAACTTTTAGAATAGTTCCGAATGGCTCAGGCACTACCGATTGAGCCGACAAAGCATTTGTTATACCCATAATTGTAGATATAACAGTTTGTGTAATTGCTAAAGCCTTATTAATCTTAAACTGTTTCTTTGCAGTTTCTAATTCAGCTTTAGAGCCTTTTTCTAAGTTGCCTAACTTAATAGCAAATACTGCATCGGATAAAGCCTGCATACTGTTTGCAGAGGCTTGTGCAATCTCCATAGAAAAAGCATATCTCTCTTGCTCAGTTAATATATGAAGGTCTTTAAAATAAGCATCATAATTTGCTTGTTGCTCTTGCTCCCCTTCAAATAAAGTATCGTTTGTTATTGTTTGGTCTGCTAATTCTTGCTGTCTATCTTTTTCTACTTTATCGAAATACGCCTTTTCTCTTGCTGCTTCATAAGATTCATTCCACGTTCTACGAATATCGTCTAAGTGTTTTTGGTGTGCTTCTTCTTCTGCTTCTTTCTTCTTATTAAATTCTACTACCTTACCAAGTTCTTCTGCTCTTGCTTCTTCATTTGATACTTTAATAGCCATTGAGGCATCATGTATAGACTTGCCTAATGTTTTTAGTTGCTCTATTTGTTCTTCTGTCCACTCCCCATTTGCAGCAGCTACACTCTTTAAGGCTTCAATTTGAGTTTTAGCACTCTCTAAAATTGCTACTTGCTTTTTCTTTTCAAGCTCTTCGGTGTTCTTTCCTGCTGCTTTTGCAAGTGCTATTTCATCGTCATATCTTTGCGTTAATGCCTCTTGAGTTTTTTTAGCTGCATTTACTGTTGCCTCTGCTTGTTCATCAATAGCAAACGTAGATAGCCCTATCCAATCGGTAAACTCTTTTATCTTATCAGTAACAAATCCAATAGCATCTCCAATAGCATCGAAAGCATCTCCTACTATTCCTATCTTATCTTTTAAAGCAAATAAAGCCGTACCAATCCCTGCAATAATTGTAGCAATTAATAACAAAGGATTAGCCTTAATTACATTTCCTAAAACTATAAATTGGTCTTTTAAACCTGCAATACCTTTTATACCATCTGCAAAAGCGGACGCCGCTTGTACCTTTAATAAAGTCTTTTGCAACTCTTCACCCTCTGCTCCAAATAATGCCGCTGCTCCTTGTGCTGCTTGGAATCCACTTGCTAAACCTCCAATAACATTACCAAACGCTTGTACTTTCCCCTCAGGGTTAAACGCTGCAATCTCAGCATTAAGGTCGCCAATACTATCCTTAATACCTCCTAATTTTTCTAACTGCTTAACGTATTCCTTAGTGCCAACAGTTAAACCATTTAACTCTTGTTGAGCCTCTTTGTAATCGTTTTTAAGTGCCTTAATAGACTTAGCACCATTGCCAATATCTACACTCGCTTCAAATGCTAATTCCTTTTTTGCCATTTTACTTTATTTCTGTTATTACAAAGTTCATATTGTCTACTGTAATGTTTGTTGATGCGGAAGTATTAGAACAGTGTATTTCTAAATAATCGCCTAAACCCATAGTTACTACACAAGCAAATCCTATATTCTCTGCTCTACCACTTGCATTAGCCGTTGACTTAGTTTTACTTGGAGTTCTAACTGCCGATAATTGACTATCATAAAAACCAAACTCACATACATTACCATTGCCAGCAGTAAATGATAAATAACATTGTATTAAATATTTTCTACTAATTACTGCATCACAAGTAAGCCTATTATTTGAATGGCTAAACTTTGAATTATCAGCACTCGCAGTTGTTGTACCTGCTATCTTATAGAATGTATTTTGTAGAGTAACGGTTGTTGCTGTTGCGTTCCCTTGCATATACAACTGCCCATTAACAGCACTATTAGTTATTCCTTTGCAGTTAATAAATAAAGCATCATTACTTGTATGGTCTAATCCAGTTAAATAAGTACCAGCACCACTAAAGTTAATGGTATCTAAAATATACCCCTCCGTTGGTATAGTAGCACTTACATCTACATCCAATCCCGTTTCTCCACTACCGATAATAAATGATGAATAAATTGCTCTAAAACGTCTTGTTATAGTTAATGTCGATGGTAAAATAAATATAGTACCACTTGCATTACAATCAAATAAACACTGGTCTAATCCAACTGTTCCAATAGTTCCATCAAATGTTAATTTTCCAGAGTTAAGAAAAGCACTATCTGCCATAATAAAGTTAGAGTAATCTTTTATATATCCAACTGAATTACAATCAGTAAAATTAACTCCAAACCAATCTAATGCAGTATTTACTCCATCGCCTTGCAAATCTAAAGCTACATCAGCCTCTATTGTTATATTTCTAATAGGCAAAGAATAAATAGAAGTTATTAAAGCAGTGCCTACCAATCCAGTTGACTTTAATCTGCAATTTTCAGAACTACCTCCTATAATAGTTGTGTTCTCTCCACAAACAAGCCTATCGCCTAAAATGTCTACTTCTTTGCATATAAAATATGTAACCTCGTCATCAAGCGTTATCACTCCACCAATAGGTGCTGGAAAATCATTTGTATTATCAACAAATACTATTCTATTATTAGGGTATCTAAAATAACTCATTTATATTATATGCCAGTTAGTTCCATCACTCTGTATTGATATATTGTCGTATTGCGTATATAATGTTTGTGTTAATTGTCCATCTATTGTTTCGCTACCATTCGGATTAATAACAACATTACCTATTCCATTATCTACTTTTTTAATGTTAATTATCTTACCAAAAGCATAGCCATAAGTATTATCGTATACATAAATACTACTTGCACTCGGTAAATTTATAGCCGTATTGGTTGCACCAGTTTCAACTAATAACAACCCACCCACTACTCCTAAATTATAAGTTTTAGTAGACGATGGTACATTTAAAACAGTTGAATATTGATTAAAAATTTTTGGATAAACAACTCCATTTATAGCTACTACATCTCCGCTTGTTATTTCTACATCATTAGTGTTTATTAGCGTTACATTTCTTAATCCTGCATAAACAGTATCACCACTACTATTAAGAAGCGTAACTCCATCAACGTAATCGTGTACATAGTTATTCCCTCCATTAACTAATACGTTACGTCCACCATTACCATAAGTATTATCGTTACCTATTGGAGTATTCGGAGTATTATTACCTTGAGCATTTAAAACGTCATCGCCAAAACTCGGCAGTAACTGAATATCACCACTACTTAATCCCGCTCCGTTTACTGGTAGCCCTATCAGTCCCGAATATCTGTTAGCCTCTTTTAACTTTACAAACTCACATTTAGTTAATTCGTTTACAATTGGATTATAATCGTATATCTTGTTTAATCTGAACCTTTGATTATCGAAGTAAAATTCGTTTCTAAAATCAAGCGTAAGTATGTCCAACGGTGTTAAGTGAAAGTAAGCAGTTACTATCTTACTATCTTTATCCGTAATCTCGTTTATAAACTTTGAATAGTAGGTATTGAATAAGTTGTTAGCAGTATAAGTACTTGCTCTATAATAAATCTCTCTTGGGACCCCAAAGTTAAGGTCCAATGTAGGAGCAGTAGGACTATCTACGTGTCCAGCAAAAGGATAAGTACTTCTAACTACATCTGCTCCACCTCTTGCAGTATGAATCCAATCTACATTAGTACTAATTAATCCACCATAATAAAGTAATCGTATGTTAAATGCTTTAGGTTTTATAGTACCGTTACTTTGTACATCCCAAATCCTACTTACTACTCTATCACTACTCACGTCATCACATAGCGGCGTAGGGCTAAAGATTAATTCTGTCTTATTCTCATTACTTAAAAACTCGTTGCCATTGTCATAAACTAATTGACCGTATACCTCTTTCCAATTATCTTCGTACTTCTTATTATAGTTATCAGTATCTTTTTTATAAGAGTACTTAAACTTTCTGAAATCTAAATCCCCTAATGGAGTATACTCAATATCTTTTGATATATCTAATTTCTTACTCCAATCCTTTACCGTTCCATCTGCATAAAAATCGTCCCTCGTTTCAATCAATAGCAATTTATCGTTATCGTTATCTACATCAATGTAAAGATTGAAAGCCTTAATAACAGAAGTTAATAACTCTTTTTGCTTTATGTTTTGTGGTATAGCTTGGTTATAGTCTAATGTGTTGCCCTCTACTAAACCGCTATTCACTACGCTATTCTCAAATACTACTCCACTTGCTTTTATATCAAATGAAAACCCACCAAGTCCTGAGAAACTGCCATAAGTTCTTAGCCTTAACTGGTCGCCTTGTGATAAGAAAGTATTGCCAAGAGAGCAATACAAAGAATAAGTACTCGATATATCACCACTACTTGAAGGGAAAAATCCAGTATCTAAATAGTTGCTATTTATTGCATTCCAAAATGAACTTCCATTCGGTTTTCTTTCTATCCAAATACCAACTCTTGGAGAAGAAGTAGGATATGTTACTGAACTTGTAACCTCAATATAAAATTCTAAAGTACTGTATAAATTATAATATCCACTATTAGCTATTGTAGCTATGTAAGTCCCAGTGTTAAATTGGTTGCTGGGGTCGTTTGTTTCATTTGCAATAGTTAACTGTTGGACACTCCCACCAGTATTACCTCCTGCAACTGGCCCTGCATACGTTCTTAATGTATTATCATAAGCATTAAATATCCTTGCGTCAATCTGTGCTGAACTTAATCCTATCTTTGTACCTGTTGCTGGTATGATTAACTTCTTAAAGAAGGCACTATCAAAAAAACTACTTTGGTAGCTATATCCAGCATTGGTAAATATCTTATCAATATAAGTCCTTAAATACGTTGCAGGGAATAAATGCTCAGTATCATAACTATTAATATCTGCATCAAAGCCATAATCAATTAACGGATAAACATAACCATAGGTATAATCTTGCGTCCAGCTATCTACCTGCTCATCTCTTTGGTAGTTATGGTTTAACTCCGAGTAATCTAAGTCAGTTAAAAGACTATCGCCAATATCAATAAAGATATTTGAGTTCTTACCAAACAAGGCAACCTCATACTCTATTTTATAGTTATCTAACTTCTTTATTTTTAACAACTGCATAAACCCACTTAACTGTGGTACATCGTTAATAAATAATCTTGCAGGTGTTTTTAACTTAGGATTGAATGTACAATCCCCTACGTTAATATCAAAGATATGCCCTAACAGCTTATTGTTTTGTTTGCTGCCGGGAATAGTTATAGTCTTACTAAAAGCCCCTTGTCTTGTTTCGGGTGTTCTAATATCTGCAATAGAGAAAGTAAGAGGCGTACTTATTGCCTCAAATAACTCTATATCCCCACTACTACCTAATTCAATTCGTGTTCTCATTAAAACCTTTGTCTATATCTACTATATGAATAAGTATACTCTAATGTGTAATTGATTAACTTAGCAACAGCAGTTTGTTTTGTTTCATAACTACTTGCTGTTATGTTTATTGGAATCTCAACTCCACCTCTATCTAAGTAAACATCTGGACTTGTAAATAACTCCTCTATCCATTCGCTTTGAGCCTCAGTTAACCAATCACTAACAATAGTAATAGTATCTTTAATATTAGTATCGTATTGCGTTACTGCTCTATCACTTTGACCGTATGCAAAACTATTTGACTTAATCCAATTGCCTTGTGGCTTCTTAAAGTTACTTCGTGTTATATCTGCATTTATCTTAGTCTTATTCTTAAAGGTTAAAGCATCGTAACCGCCTAACTTATTCAAAAAGAATATTCTTTGAGCCTCAGTCTTAGTACATACGTCCTCTACAAAGTAAGTTCGTGTTTCACTTGTTACCGTTCCATCTTGCTTACTCATTTGGATATTATAACTTGCCACGTTACTCCCTATTACTGGAAAGTTACCAAACTCACTATAAGTATAATCCCCACTTGAAATGTCATTAAAGTTGTATGTTCCTACTCCTACTCTAAAGAACTTCCTTGCATCGGTGCTTACATTTTGGTACTGATTATATAACTTGTAACTATCTATTTGCGCTCCTGCACTATCGAACGTGGTTATGTTCATATAGTAAATATCCCCACTTGTATCTGTAATACCGTATAGGTAATTCCTTTCAGTACTTTGTATCTTTAAATTGTCAGGTGCATTAGTTAAGAATTGTGTATTGCTATTAGCTAATATGTACGGTGTATCATCAAAAGAAATGTAATCTTCATAATCAAAAATAGAGTTCCATACATACTTAGTAGCTGTATTAGTTAAGCCAGCATAGATAGTTCCACTTGTACCGTACTGCTCCCCAAACTTTAATTGATAGTAACAAAAGCTATTATCATTTGTGGCAAAATTATTAGTAGCTAAATCGAAATCTTTAGTAACATAGTTCTCAATGTTTCTTTTAGGATTGAACAAGCCAGTACCATAAGTAGGGTGTGGAAACGTCTTTAACCTCGTTACATAATTACCATTAACGTAAAGGTCTGCTATGTATTGAAAGTTAGGTTGTGTCACTGCTGTTGAAGATACCACGTAGAAATCATCGTTATACGCTGGTCTATATCCAGTAATATCTTGTTGTATTGTTATTGCCATTTAATCTTATGTTAAAAATTGTACTTCTATCTCTCTTCCAACTGCCTCTAATAAATCTTTCTCTAAATCGTCTTTAATACCTTGCACCCCCTCTGATACAAATCCAGTTCCCTTAAATCCTTTTTTCGATATACTTCTACCAAGTAAGAAAGCTAAAGAGTTTCTCGACACTTGAGCATCCAAAGGCTTTTTTCGTTTAACTTTTAATCCTTTCTTATTGGTATAGTTGTTTTGTATATCTTTCCACATTGGAGCAAATCTACTCCCTCTGTTAGCTATGTGTTTTAACATAGCATCTTTATTTACATTCTTTTTCTTAAAACTATATGGACTACCATGCTTTACTTTAGTTCCGTTTACTCCCTCATCCACAAACTTCCAATAATCAGCCATGTAAACTTGAATGTTAATACTTTGCCCAAATACCTTAACTCTTGCCTCAATGCTTTTAGCTAACCCACCACTAACATATCTATCGTTCTTAACTAAACTTTCTCTCAAAGAATCACTTATCCTTTGTGCGTAAACTTCTAATATCTGATAAGGTGTTTTACCTACTGCCACGTCTTTGTTGTTCTAATTGCTCTTCAATATATCCCTGCTTATCTTTATAGTAAGCCAACGTATTTAAGAACTCAATAACATTCATATTCAAAAAATACTCCCATTTAGTCCTATCGTTTCCGCTTATGTTATCTAAGGTGTAATACCATCCCCAATATTCTACGAAAGTCGGTTTAGTTCCTTTTGTACCCTCTTGCTCTGTTTCATTATCTCCTTGTCCAAATAGTCTTTTGTACCTTTCAATAATCTCTGATAACTGCTTAAAAAAAAACCAGCATAACTAAATGCTAAATCCATTGTGCAATGTTCTTTTAAAAACTCTGCTATCTCTTTTTGACTGTTTACTGTTCTCTTTTTTCTAAATCCAAACACATTAACCTCATAAAAGAATACTGCCAATACTTCGTGGTACTTTAACTTTAGTTGCTCCTTATCCTTACATAATGTAGCTAAGTCAATAAACGTACTTGCTATGCTATCCCTCAGTATTAAGTCTACATGAAATCTGCGTCCATTAATCTTTACGTTTGCCTTAACTGGATTCTCACTAATAGTATTAATAAACTTTAGCTTCCCTATTGCATCTCTTAACTCAATAGTACTTGCTTGCTCAGTCCAATAACTGATAGGAATAAACGTCAAAGCGGATAGGTACGCTGTAATACGTTCCAATCCATCCGTAAAATCCATTCCGACAGCCTCTTGTAAGTTGTAAAATTGTTTTAGGGTTACTTCATTCCACCCTTTAGGTACTTTAACTTTCATACTATTATATATAAAAGTAAGTCATTTGTGCAAAAGAATTATGCTATGTGGTAAACGCCATTATTATTATGCCCTAACTTATTAAGTGCTACATATCTAATAGCATCAATAGCATGGTTGTTATAATCTACTGGTTTATTTATACTGTTTCCTGTCTTATCAAGCATCCATTTATAAGTTCTTAACTCTTTTATCAAGTTAGAACTATCTTGCGTTATATTTAGTTTATAGCGTTTTAATATATCTATTGAGTTTTTTATACTATCCGCTCCTTTTTCTGCTCCATTAACTCTAAATTGTTGGTTAGTTAACTCCTGAATGCTTTTAGGCTCTGCGCTATCGGCTATTATTTCTTCATGCGATTGAATGCCTAAATCTCTATACTTGATAGCTAAGTCTTGGTTTGTTAATCCTCGTTGGTATATTAACTCCTTAATCCATAACTCCCCATCTTGTTTCCATACACCTACCATTGCTGAAGGGTCATTAGTAAATCCGAAATCCTGACCGTATGCAATTAGTGTTGCTGTATCAGGTATCTTATCTACTACTTTATAGTCCTCGAATATTAAACCAAACAACTTGCCATACTGCCCTAATCCGTATATCTTCCAAAATTCAGGGTCGGTCTTTTCTAAGTACTCAATCTCACTTACTAAACTTTTAGGTAAAAAGGTATTATCTTTATAGGTGGAAACAATAACATCAACATCGCCTTTCTCAAATAACCTCTTTTGTTCTAACTCTGTGTTAATCCAAATGTTCTCATCGTCAGGGTTGAAATCTATAATAACCTTATCCTCAGTTCTCATAAGCAACTGAAAGAACTCTTTTTTAAAGTCTAACTCGTTGCCCTCATTACAGTAAAGTATATTCCTTTTAGCACCTCTTAGCTTTTGCTCGTCATCTGCTCCAATAAACTCCACTAACCTATCTCCATACTTATAAGTCTTTTTAGTCTTATTGTGTTGGATAAGGTTAAATATCTTATGCTTGTTTAGTTCTTCTTCAAAATCTCGAATAACTGTTGCGTCTAATGTAGTTGAGTACTTTCTGACAGTACTCCAAACGCCTTTAGGAATATATGTATCTCGTGTAAGCTGACCACTAATAAGCCACAATACACATTGCTGAACTACTGAAACGGTTTTACTTGAACGTGTACCACCTCTATTAATTACTATCTTCTTTTCAGAACCATAGTTTTGCGTAAATACTGGTGTGGTTTCTAACTTCATTCATCTCGTTTCTTTTCAACTATCTCTACTTTAGTTATTATTTGGTTGCTATTCTCGGTAATCTCATCTTTCCAGTCCTCTTTACCAATGTTTCTTAAAGCAAATGAAGCACCAGCCCAAGCGAACCCATAAAGGTTTTCTTCATAACAAGACTTGATAAAAGACTTCGCAGCCTTAACCACGTCATTAAACCCCTCTCTATCAGCATATTGCTTAAGTGATTGTCTTGACCCTAATCCTATATGAAATACCATTCCCTCAATAGTAGGTCTGTATTTTCCTGAGTTGTTCTTAGTGCTTTCAAAGTATAATTGAATAGCCTTAGACATATCTTCTGGAGTTTCGAATATAGCTGGTCTGCCTCCTAATAACTTCTTAAAATCTATATCGGCTTTAGCCATTGCTTAAATGTTTAGAATGTAATCTGTATTTAGTATAAGCCTTATTAAAGGCTGTTTGTTTGTATTTTATAACCTCGTAACCTAATAACTTAATCTCGTATATTAGTCTACTAACTGAGGTGTATTTGTATTCGTCTAACTCTTTCTTAGTAAACGTCTTACCTTTTAGTAGTTCGTTAAGTACCAATTTAGGCGTTCCACTATATCCTTGACTCTTAACAAAGCGTTGCCTTGAGAGAAAGTCGGTAGGTGTAATCCCTTGTTCGTATTCTTCTAAAGTCATTATCTATAAAGTTTAGCCATTTGTTCTTTTATTGCTGCTTTACCTCTTTTAAGTAGGTTTGGTTTACATTCGTTACATATATTTGCTTTACATAGTTCGCAATACTCTACCTCTTTAAGTGTTGTATCGTTATCTATTAACTCACATACTCTGCATATTCCGTTCATATTCTAACATTCTATTGTAAGTCGTTATTAAAAAGGCACTCATGCAAGATGGACACGAAGTATTAGTACTTGGTTCTAAATACTGAATAAGGTTTCCTATTCCACCTACATACTCTCCAGTCTTATTGAATAGTTCTAATATCCCTCGATACTTATTTGCCTCTTCGTATTGCTCTTTAGTCATTATTATATATAAATTTTAGTCTTTTGTGCATACATATTCGCTAAATTTCTGCCCATCCCATTTAGTAATATCAATTGTATTGCTTAATGCTGTTGCCCATGCTCCGTTAGTTTGCACCTCTACAACGTATTTGAACTTACTAAAGTGTTGGCGCATTTGATAACCATAGTCGGCTGCTGGCTCTGTATCGTGGCATACTAATATACCGTTAATATCTTTAAAGTTTAATATATCTTCTTTGCGTCTTTCACCTGGCGCATGGTCTATAAATACTACACTAACATCACTATCTTTATGAGTATAACAAACACTATCCCAGTCACTTACTACTTCTACTAAATGTTTATCGGTTCTTAAATCGTAGAACTTAGACCCCCACTCTTCTTTTTCATCATACGAATATAGGTTACGTCCTTTAACTAAACAATAGTCATGTAATAGTTTGGTGCTACCATGTCCCGTTCCCATCTCAATTACTCCACCTTGCTTAGTTGTTTGTAATGCTAAGTAAAGTAAAGGATAGTAACTGTGGTCGTTATTCGGTGGTGTAAATTTTGCTCTAAAGTTTTCCATGTACTGATTCAAATAAGGTTATAAATTTATTAAGTTTGTCAGGATGCATAACATTATTATTTTCTCCATGTAAATCAATCCAAGGTTTTTCTATTAACTGTAAGCTATTCCCCCTATCAATCCTACCATAAGCAAAGCCGTTACTTTGTCGCCCTCTATGTTTGTGAACTATTTTAGCGTGTGTTAAACGGTCTGTTAACATTCGCCAATCAAAGTTCCACCATTGCTCCCATTCATCTGACTTAACCATGTAGGCATACTCGTTACAATCACGTTCTAAATCTGCTTTAGTATCGTTTGTTAGCTTCATAAAGTGTCGCCAATCTTCTGCTCTCATTGCAGTATATCCCATTGGATAATAAGTAAAGTCTGTTAAGTCGTGTCCGTAAACTGTTACATCAAATACATTAGGATTCCAGTAATTAGACAAAGGTAATAAATCCATATCACTTGTCATAATTAAATCGTTACCAATTATATAATTAGCAGCGTATAACCTACCAGCTTGTGCAATACTTTCTTTGCGTACTCCTTCAATGTTTGGTAACCTACAAATTAATGTATTCGGGTTGTTAGTCTTTAGTGTTTTTACGTCTACGTCATCTGTAATCATTACAACTAAATCCCATCCATAACTATTCCATGCCTTTTCAATGTAAGGTAGGTAAAAATAATAATCGGAGTTGTTGTTAGTGCTTACAACTATGTACCGTTTCATCTGTGATTCTGCCATATGATATGCTTAAAGTTATTATTTTGTGTCCATCTGTTATTTGAAGTAGATGTGCTTTGTCGGTGCTATCCTCTAAATCAATAGGGATAACTTTAACCGACAAGCCATCAATATCTATTACAGTTCCGTTCATTTAAAATTCATTATTTAATCTCCAATAAAATATATCTTTATAGGATTCTTCTGCTGAATGCAAATCTACAAATTTATCGTGATACTTCCTAAGGAATTTTTCTAACGCCACATTATAAGCCCCAGCACTTCCAATATGTCCACAAGTATCGTTACTCTCCTTTAACTCAAAAGGTATAGGTAGTTCTAAATCTTGTATCTTATTATGGTAATCACTTAAAAAGCTATTCGGCATCCCTAAAACATAGTGCTGAGTAATACTATCAGTCCCTTGTTGCGCAAACTTAGGATAAACTATATCTCTTAGAAAGGTCTGGTCGCTCCCTTTTTGATTCCAAAGGTAGTTAGGTCTAATTCTTATCAAGTCCCCCCATGTACTTACTCCTACCTTATCTCTAAAGTATTGAGGTCTAAAGCCAATCATACCACCAAGCATTGGCACATCATGGCTTACGCTATCAGTTATTGCGTGTGCTGCCTTATCTCTGTTAATCCAGTACTCTACCGCTTGACGTTCTCTATAAGTTAAAGGGCTATCTAAATCTCTACAAAGAACATGAGTATAGTTATTATCAAAGCATGGTCTTAGCCTCCATAACATTGCTAATGTTAATGGCACTAGGTCTTGGTGTACTTCTAACTTAATAGGATAAGCACCAAATAACTCTTTCCATGCCTCATAGGTTGCTTTGTCAGTTTGTACAATTATATCCCACTCAGGATAAATTAAACGAGCCATACGAATATTGATAGCTAAACCACGAAGATAGCTATTAAAGTCAAAACAGTTATCCGCTCGTTCTCTATCGTAACCAAATAGACTATAACTTATTGCGCCTTTCATTTGTTCGTAATAAATTTATAATGGTAAATAACTGAATCAATATAATGTTCTGTCTTTAATACACCAGCTTTAAATACTTGGGTTGCCCAATCCGTATCTTCGCCATGTGATATTTCAGGATATTTAATATCAAATACTAAACTCTTTTTAATACAGTTCAAATGGTTCGGGAATCGTTCGTACTTAATAGGGTTCTCAGTTGTTTTATACTCGCTATATCTTAGTGAGTGTTCAAATATCTCAGGATTCTTTCCATCCCAAGTGATACAACCTTTTAGGCTACAACAGTCTACACCTAAGTTAATCCCTTCCATTAATCGTTCAACGTAGTCGCTACTAATATCATCATCCGAATCAACAAAGCAAACGTAATCCCCTTTCGCCATTTGGATAAGTTCGTTTCTTTTAGTGCCTATACTTTTAGCCCCATCATCCCAAAGCGTAACAACTTCAACTACTCCTACTAAATCGTTAAATTCTATTTGGTCTAACAATCTATCTGTTAGCTTCATGGTCATATCCATTCTGCTATGAGTGGATGGGATTAATATTGATAACTTAACTGAATCCATTTGCTTTGCGTCTTTTATATGTTTGATAATCTTCATGTCCAAAACTCTCAGTATGTTGATATTGTGCGTCAAATATACCCTTGTTATAAGCAGGGTGCAAATGATTGAATATTACTTTATTAACAAACTTGTAACAACCTCTTTGCTTTGCTACTTCCATAGCTTCGTTATCACAATACAAACTCTTATATTCAGGATTGTAAATGTAGTTATCTCGTTTGTAATAGTCTTTACCTATAATTGAAACGGTTAAAAGGTCATCTCTATTTCCATCTGGAAAGTGAATTACTTGGTCTAAATTTACTACTTCATTTGATACAAATTCTATAAAGGGTGTATTCTCAAAACCTGACATAGATTCCGAACGAACTAAACTATTAAAATAATACCTAATAATATTATCAAAACCTTTCTCAGTTATCACCACATCATCACTCATATTGACAAGTATATCCCAGTCATAATTAGCATTGATAAAATCCATGTCCCTATTGATAGCATCTACTTTCGATTTGCTCGTTCCTGCTATGTATGTATGGTTTCCTTTTATCTCAGGTAATGGACGCATCTTATCGTCATCCACATCAAATGTAGTATAGATATGATAATTCTCTTTATCTGCAAGGTTATCAATAATACTATCAATGCCTCTTAGAAAGTTAGAACGCCTTGAGCGTGTGGTGTACTTAAATAACAAACGTAAACTCATAATGGTAAATATATAGATTTTATTCCTTTGGCAAATTTAGGAAAGTTTTTTTTAAATAACAAATTTTTTTCTTCATTTGTTATACTGCTTTTATGATTAGGGTTACTGTAATCTTCGGAGTAGATATAATTTTCAGTCCCTTCTAACATATTAAAATTTCTATTCCCATTACAAGCCCTCATACTCCATTCAGCGTGTTCAAAACCCCACATACAAAAAATTTCATTAAATGCACCAACTTTTTCTACGCATCCTTTTGTCATAAACATAAATACTCCACCACAATCTTTATAATGCCCAACAGTAAATACTCCATACTTACTTGCAAATACTCTTTTATCATACATATTATGAGTTGAGTTTAAATATAGAAAATGATTAACAGAAGTCGATTTATACCCATCTACAAAAAACTCAATCCATCCATCTTTTATAATCTCTACATCATCATCCAGTAAAAAAATATAATCACAATCCTTTAACGCTCTTAAACATTCGTTTTTACGATAGGCAACACCTTTACGCTCGTTACTATCGTCTGCTACATAGATAGTTACTCCATCCATAAACGTATGCTTTCTAATGCTATCTAAACACTTTTGTAGCATCTCAGGTCTACGGAAAGTAGTCACGCCAATTCCTATTTTAGCCATTGTTCAAATATTTGTTTTCTAACTACATTTACCGTTTCAATGTGATATCTATCCTTTACTGTTTCATACATAGCCTCGCCTAAGTCCGATAGCATATTAGGATTTTCAATTAGCTTTTTCATAGCCTTATACCATCCCCTACCGTTTCTATTCGGTTCAATCAATATACTATTATCACTATTACAATCAAGTGTATAAGGTTGTACATTTGATACTATACACGCCTTTTTCATAAAGCCCGCCTCAATAACCTTTAACTGACTTTTACAACTACTAAACAATGTTTCTCTCAATGGTATTAAACTTACATCAATAAAGTTATAAGACTTGCCATAATTTACCGTATCTAATCCCCACAATCTTCTATAAATCTCATCCCAATCGTAGTTATTATCGGGGATATACTGCATTAAATAGTCCTCATATTCTTTAAGTAAGTGTTTATAGTTATTCGTAAACAATTGCTCTAAGTACTGGTAATAAGGATTAACGTAGTGTTTGTCGCCATGCTTACTAATGTTAAATCCGGCGGCACAAATCTGATATTTGCCTTTTAACTCCTTTTCAAAGTATAACAGGTTTAGATTATCGTAAAGTATTTCAGCGTCTTTTTCATGGTGTACTCCTGCAATATATCCAAATCTTACCTTATCACTTGGTAGTGTTGCGTTTGTCCATTGCTCATGTGTTGGGTCTATTGCGTTTGGAAGTACATAAATATTCTTATTATGCTGTCTAATTACTTGTGCAAGTTTATCAGTTGTAGTAGTTACAAAGTCAGCACTTTTTAAAGCCTCTATTACTTGTTGCGCTATCTTTTCTTTTTTATATCCTTCAAATAAAGCGTGGTTACTTGGTAATACCCAGTAGTCATCAATATCAAAATGTATCTTAATGCCTTTAGCCTTTAGGTAATTTACCATTTCATCCGTTCTACCTTGCTTATTGATTAACCTTAAAAAGCTAACACAATCAAAGTTATCACAATAACCGCCTAAAACCTCTTCGGATGTTAAAAACCGTTTATACTCAATATCAAATCCTTTAAGATTAAAGAATGGTGTTATTTGTCGGTGGTAATTTAAACCAGTTATTCGCTCCGAAGTTACTACTAAGATTTTTTTCATTCTTTAATATCGTTTACAAACATTTTAACTATGTACTCTACTGTCTTAAATGGGATATTAAACTCTGCACCTACTTTACGGTATGATTTTAACTCCATATACTTCTCGAATACTCTTACCTTTACTAAGCTGTTATTATCTGTTATTGTGCTATTCTTATTAATCTTATCTATCCAATAGGCTACACAAAAAGTATCTTTATCCTCTTCTGTATTAGCTAAGTCAAACCCTTTTAACTCGCTATACTGAAATGCTCTATACTTTTTGTAAAATGGACTTGTTGGACTATTCCAGCTAAAATACAAAATGCCACAACAATAAAGAAATAACTGCTTTTTATCTAATCGTTCAAAGAAAGCATCCTCTTTATTTTGTAGCGTTATGTATAGTTCGGAGATAAGGTCGCCATGAAGATTATCGTAGTTGCAATATTTCTTTGCTACTCTGTATATCTCCTTATTCTCAAATAGTTCTTTAAGAATAGCGTCTTTCATTACTAAAATGGGGTATCAGAATAATCAACTACTGGACTCCCGCCATTATCCACCCCTTGAAACTGTCCAACAGAAACATTATCAATCTTCCAGCATTCGATAGAGTTAAAATATCTTGTTTCTCCGCCTTTATCTTTATATTCCTTACCTCGTAAATTTATGTGAAAAGTAGCATCAGCGCCTTTTACTAACTTATCTACTAAGTTACATTTATCCTGAGTGAATTGTAGTGTAATGTGTTGTGGGTATTCTCCGTTTTCAATTGTTACTACAATATCACGTTTTTTGAATTTATCGGATATTACTTGTGTTTCTCCGATTACTTTTACAGTTCCTTTGATTTCAGTCATTGTTTTTAGTTTTTAGTTATTTGCAAATATACACAATTTATTTAATATCCAAACTTTTTTTAAACATTTCCTCTCTAAACTCAATTTCTTTTGCGATATTTCTAATAACTCCGCTTGAGAAATATGTTTGTGCTGGCTCTCTTTTATCAGATAGCATCCATTCGTATAGCTTTTGAGATTCTGACTCTTCATCTATTATTATCTTGTTTCCCATTGTTTTAGTTTTTAAGTTCTTTTATCTTTGCTTTGTATAATTTTATTACTGTATTGTTTTTAATTTGTTAATTGCATCTTCTAAAGTCTTAAAACAACCAAACGATTTATAAGAGCCATTGTGTTGTTTTCTTATTGAATACCTATTTATATCTTTTCTGTAAGTTATGTTTTTAGGTAATCCCATAAACTTTTCCTTAGGTTCTTTTTTTATTTTTTCTTTCCATTCTGGGTTTTTAAATATACGATAGCTATGTGAGTTTCCTTTAGGAGTAACGTATCTTAAATTTTCAAGCCTATTATCGCTTTTAATGTGGTTTATGTGGTCTACATACAAATCAGACTCTCCTAAAAATGTAAGTGCAACAAGCCTATGTACTCTAAATGTTTTTCCTATTTTATCCTTAACCAGCTTAACTAATAAATAACCATTATTATCAGGATTAAGCCTCATTATTAATCCTTTTTGAAATTTAACACCGCCTCGTGGATGCTTAATGTTTCTATCGTAGCTTTTAATTACACCTAAACTACTGATTTTAAAGTGTCCCTCATAATTAGGAATATCCTTCCAAATTTCCATAAATAAAAATACCTACCAAATACAAAGGCTTACCCACTCGTTACGGTTGTAACTATTGGCAATGTAAATGATAGGATTTTTTAAATGTTTTCATAGTGAGTAAGCGAAGCAAATATAAAACAATTATTTGTATATTCCTAATCTTTTTTGCAAAATATTTCTAATATTAACTCTATCTTCTGTTGAAAGTGCAATATGATTCCCTAACCTTTGCTCTTTTAGTATCTGTTTACATATCGCTATTTTCTCTATTAACTCAGGTATAGATAGTTTTAATACTGGATATTTATAAGGCAAATTAATTACGTTTTCGTGTACCCATTCAGAGCCAAAAAGTATATTTAGGTTCATAATATAGTCTTGAATATTGCCACTCTTAAAATTATTATCTTGAGCCGACTGTTTCCAAATGTTAAATAAATGGAATCTAAGTGATGGTTTACCACCTACCGTATGAAAATGTCCAGCGTGAAATTGGCAACCAATTCTACCCGAAGATATACAAGTAGCGTTTGTATCAATATTACGGACTATAACATTTATTTGCGTTTGTAGCATTTTTAAATAGTCCTTTTGTGATAGCAACTTATCCTTAACAACCTTATCCGCTTTCTTTTCCTTTTGTTTCTGCTTTTTACGAGCATCTTTTATTGAACACTCTATTGAGCATAAATACTGTAAAGGTCTTTGTGGAGTGAACTTATTAGAACACTCTTTACACTTCTTTTCTTTTAGAGGCTTCATTTTAAAATGGTAATGTTTCTTCGATTATTTCTACTCTATTTGCAAACTTTCTTAACTTTACTAATCCGTATCGTTTGCCCTTTTCATCTATACAAACTCTGCCGTTATAATACTTTTCTTTTAATTGCTTCCCATCTGAATTATACCAATTTCCATTCTGAAAATATCCAGTAAAGTAAGGTAAAAATGTGTAGCGTATTACAGTTAGATTGTTCATATTTAATTATATAAATGTAGTTTTTATTCTGTTAGCCATTAGTTATATGAAATGCCTTGCTGACCGTTTGCAATTGAAGTTCCGTGAAGGAAAAACAAAAAGAAAAAGCCACCGCACATTTTTTAAATAAAATCATAAGAACATTCCGATTTCTTTCAACAATCTATTTTCTGCAATCTTCACATATTCGGGATTAAGTTCTATTCCTACAAAGTTTCGGTTTACCTTTCTTGCATAAACTCCAGTTGTTCCACTTCCAAAGAACGGGTCCAAAACAATCCCATTTTCAGGGCATCCAGCTTTCAACATTCGTTCTACTAATCTTTGCGGATAAGTTGCAAAATGTGCTTCTGTTGATGGTTCAGTATTTATGCTCCAAACGGTTCTCATATTTTTACCATCTTCATTTGGTCGCATATTCCTTGTTCGGTATGTTGTTTGCCCTGTTCCACCATCCCAAGTGCTTTCTCCATTTGCGTCTAACTTATCACCACCCCATCTATTCATTGGGCTTGTATATGGTTCAAGCTGTTGCTCAAAGTAATAGTCAGTCGGTTGCTTCACAAAG